GAAAAGGTCTGCTTGTTGTGGGGGCCGACCATGATAATGGACGGATCGCCACCGGAAGCAAACACGCTCGCCAGCACCTTCTTGAGAAGGGCTTCCGTAAAGGCGCGGAGCTTGGTCGCGTCGGTCGCGGCGTTGGTCGTGCCGTTCGCGGTTGCGCTCTTGCCCTTGGTGCCGCCCGAAGTCGCCGTGGTTTCGCGGTTGGTATTGGTGCGAAGCCAGGCTTCCAGGCCCTTCAACTTGCGGGCAACGGAGGTCGAGCCCGCGTTACCAGCCTGGTTGGAGGTGATGATGCTTTCCATGTCGCGCTTCAATTCCTTGGAGCGCTTGGTCATCTGGTAAGCAACTTCCGAATCGCGGCCAGCCTTGTCAACCGCGTCCTGGGTGCCAGTCACAACAACGTCCTTGCTGGAAATCTGGCAATAATTCTTCAGGCGGGTGGTCGCGGAGGCGGACGAACCGGCAACCACATCACCTTCCAACTGGGCGTTGGTCGTGGAAGCGGAGGCCAGGCTGTCGGTCTGCCATTCGTGCAAAACGGCCTTGGCTTTGGATTTGCCGATGGCCGACATGAACGGGGTCGCGGTCGGGGAGATATTGTAGATGACGTTGGTCAAGTCTTCGCGATTGCCGACCGCACCATAGGTGCTGAAGGCATTGGTCTGGATAGTCATTGGATTGTCAGGCTCCTCGGCCTAATGAGAGAGGATTGATCGGAAGACATCCGTGGCGTCAGCGTCACGGCCTGTCTTTTGGAGCCGGGAGAAGGCTTCTTGCGCTTTGTCCTGCTTGGTATTCTGGGGCTTCGCGTTCCCCGGTGTTTGAACCGGGGGCGCCTTGGCCGCTTTCTTGTTCGCCTCTGCAAGGGCTTTTGCCTGTTCGGCCTTGATGTCGCGGAGCTGCATGGACTCGTAGAGGGTGGCGATTTCCGCCGCCGTCTTGCCTGCCGGTGAAATGCCCTTTTCTTTGGCATATTCGACCAGCCTCTTTTCCAGCGCCGGCCCCTTCACGGGATCGGCCAGGTCTGGGATGGCCTTGTTGAGTTTTTGCTGTTCTGCGGCCCAATCGACCTTTGGCCCAGAAGCCTCTTGAGCGGCCTTCGCCTGCTTGTCGAGTTCCTGGTATTGGCCCATGATGTTCTGCATCTTCATCTGAGACAGAACAAAGCGATTATACCGATCCGGGTCCGTCATCCCGACGCGGACCAAATCATCCTGCGTCTTGATGTCGGAAAATTCGCCCATGATCTGGGCGTGGAGTTGCGGGATAAACGCCTTTGCGAACGTAAGCGCGTTTTGAACCTGTTCTCTTGCGGCTTTGGCTTCCTGATCTTCTGCCGGGGCTGTGGGCTGCGCCGCCTGTTGCGGCTGCGGCTTTTCGGGCGCTGGCATAGTTTCGGTTGCCGTCTCACTGGCGGGAGCCTGTACTACCTCGTCAGTATTCGGCGCAGTGTCGGACGCCTGTTGCGTCTCGGCGGGCTGCGCCTGAATTTCGGGTTTTTCTTCTGGCGCTTCCGGGGCGTCATCGCCGGCCGGTTGGGCCTTGAGGATATTTAGGAACGCGGAATGGGCCTGTTCGGCTGAAAAGCCGCCCTCATCAGCATCAGTTTCTAGATCATCGGCCATTTCAGCACCCTCCCGCTGGATTCAAGTTCTTTGATGCGCGCCCGCTCTAGCGTTCCCGTGGTCACGATGGACCGAATGTCGTTGGGAATGCGGCGAAGGACCGCCACATAGCGGTGCAGGTCCTCCCGCGCCGCTGTCGTGTTTGCCTTCTGCCAACGATCCAGATATTCAAGCTCAAGCGCGGCAAGGCATTCTTGAAAAATGGTATTGTCTAGTAGCTGTTGGGCCTGATAGCCCCGCTCTGATTTGCTCAAGCGGCCTCGCCGGCTGCTTCATGCGCGTAAGCCGCCGCGCCATCGTCCGTCTGGTTCTTGGCCGTGATGCGGGCCGCCTCGATCTGGGCCGCAGCGCGGATATGGGCCACAGCCAGTTCAATCGCACCGTCGATCTTGGCCTTGAAGGCCTCAAGCTGCATTTGCTGCTGCTGGTGCTGCGTATCGCGCTGGGCCTCGACCTGATTAAGATGCGCATCGGATGCTGCCTTGGCCTGCGCCTGAGCGGTCTTAACCTGCACGTCCGCTTGCGCCTTGATCTGGGCGACCTGGCCGGCAGCCTGAGCCTGAATCTGCGCCTTCTGCATCTCAAGCTGCGGGTCAACCTGCTTGCCCGCGCCCTTCTGCGGCAACTGGACAGGCTGTTTCGCCGCGTTAGGATCATCCGGGAAGGTGAAGAATCGTTCCACACCCTTGAGGCCCAAGCCCTGGACCATAAGTTCTGCCGTGGCCTTGAAATTATCGGGCGTGACAAAGCCCAACTGCGCGGCCTGCGCTTGGGCATTGCCCAATATCTGCGCGTGGGCCAATTGCTGATCCCTGTCACCCATGCCGAGGCCAACAGATACCCGAACGTCCATGTCTGGGTTCCACTGGCGCGGGTCGATGCTCTGAAAGGCTTTCTGGCCCTCTAGCGCGACCATGCGCGGCTCGTTCTGGTACTGGCAGACCAGCTTGAGGATCTTGCGGAAGGCGTCCCGCACGCCCGTTTCAGCGAACACACGGGCAATCAATTCGATCTTGCCCAAAGCCGCGCTCATCATGATCCGCTCGCCCTGAGCGGTATCGTGGAGCGGGTCGGTGCCCAATCCTTGCGTACGGGCAGAAGCGCCAGTGACGTTTTCCGTCATCTGGTCGATATAGTTCATCCCCTCAAGTGCCTGGGCGCCAATCTGGGGGATGGCAATCGGTGAGATGGCCGGCCCGTTGCCCTCTTTGACCCTGATCTTTACGCCAGGCTTTGAAGACAGCACCTCGGCGGGGTCAACAATCCGGCTCTCTACAACCTCCTCGCGCTGGTTATTGCTGAGGTACAGATTGTCGAGATATTGCCGAAGGATCGTGGATGAGACCTTCTGGAAGGTCTTGACAATGTCGGCCAGTGCCAGGCCCCAGAAGCGATGCGGCATGATGATCGGGGTAATCGAGACGAACGGCCGATCCGCGTCCCAGGACTCGTTCGAGATGATCTGGGATTCGGGGCCGACCGTGACCACCTTGCGCATTTCGGCAATACCGTCACCGTCCACGTCCAGCTTGATAAAGCTCTCCGTCCGCCATACCAGCGTCATCGCCTTATTCAGCGCCCCGGATGACCCTACGCTGGGGTCCTCAACAGTATTGCGCTTGATGGCCTCGGAATCTGTCTGCGTGGACCCGTCATCGCCGGCCAGGCGGGACAGGATTTCGTCGGAAACGCCCTCTTCCTTAAGATCGGAAAGCGTGACTTGCTTGCGGTGCCCAACAAAGCGGGCGCCGTCAATGTCGCGCGCCTCTTTGGAGATCAAAAATTCTTCGGGCGGGACAGGGACAACACAAACTTTACCACCCGGCACTTCGCGGGTCAGGACCAGATCGTGGGTCGTAACGTCCTGGGCGGTCGGCAGGCCGGTTTCCGGATGCCAGCCGGGAACCTGTTGCTCGTTCGCCGTATGCTCGGAAACGTCTACGGCGTCGTCATTGACCAGATTGGCATAACTGGCGTCATCAAGCCCGTTATAGCGTTCCCGCTTATAGCTCGGGCTGTCATCCCACCAGATTTTGAGGATGCCGTTCTTTTGAAGAAGCGCGTCCTTGAAGGCGCTGTAGAAATTCAGGAAGCCGCGATTGTCATCGTTCCAGATGAACGAGACATAATCGGTCGCAATCTTGGCAAATTGCTCGTCGCCAGGCTTTTGGGGCTGGAACGAAACGACATTCTCGCCCGATGTGAAGATGCGGAGCAGGATCGGCAGAACCCATTCGATGGTCTGCATGACCGTGGGGTAGATAACACTGGACCGGCCATCAATCTCGTTGCCGAAGGGCTGAGATTGGTAATAGTCCATGTTCTCGCCGCGCTCACCCGCAACAGCGGACGAGCTGATACCATCGGCGTTCGTGATTTCGGCGTGGACAATGGCCTGGATTTCGGTTTCGGAGAGCTTACGGGTCATCTATACGACGTACTTTGCTGACGGCTGCGCCCACGATTTCACTTTTTGCGGTTCCTCATAACAAACACACATGAGCCCGAAGGCATCCGCGCCGTTTGATGACCAATCATGTTCTGGGCCAAGGCCAACGCCTCGGTTTTCGTCTTTGCGCTCGTGGTAATAGCCGAGAGCATCACGGCCAGATTCGACGGCCGGCGTGTCGTTGAACCAAATCTGCGGGAAAAGCCGTCTGGCGGCCTCCACGCGCATCATGGCGGCGCCTTTGCCTTGGTTCGGTATAACCGTCACCTCGAACCCAGCGTCCGCTATATGGTCCTTGTATTGCTTGCCCGTGACGTTGTTGGCGTTAATGCCATCATGCGGGAGGAAACACAGCGCCTTGCCCCAGCCGCGGGATTTAAGCTCGTTGACGTAATAGGCCAGGACTTGGCCCACACCTTCGATGTAATCCAGAACCCGGATTTCCCGCTGGACGAACTGGACAATCCAGATGGCGTTCGCGTCCGCTTTCGCCCCGGCCCCACCAATGTCCCAATAGGCTCGGACGGAAAGCATGGGATCAGCGGCTAGCTTGCAAATGCGCCCCTGCGCGCTCGCGTCCGCCAGATGCTTGGCGAAATATGCCCCCTCAAATGCCTTGGCGTATTCGCCTTCCCAGATGTGCTGATAGCGATCTGGGTATTTTTCGAGGTCAAGAAGCCGTTCGGCCTCTAGCTCTTTCGTGAACCACGGATTGTCGCGCCAATTGGCTTGGACTACCGTTGCGTTCGATGGCGTGTCTCTGCGGAAGAACTCGTTTACTGCGTCGGTCGCACGCCTGGGGTTCCAGCTCGCCCAGATTTCAGACCCGGCGGCGCGTATGGTGGGCCGCAGCAAGGTCAAGGACCGCTGGGATATGGCCTGGGCCTCTTCCATCCAGGCCCGGCCAAAGCCTTCCAGGGACTTGATCGAGTCCGCCGTCTGGTCGGTCATCCCGATAAATATCAGGACGCCATCACCAGGCGTTTCAATCCGGTCCTTGAAGACCTTAAAGCCGTCAGCCTCGCTGAGGCCAAACTTCCTGATCTTGGTTTCCAGCAGCCGCTTGGAGCTATTCTCCAATGTGCGCTGGACTTCGCGGATGCAGACCGAAAGTAGCCCGCGTTCGGCTAAATGATCCTCAATAAGCTGTTCGCCAAAGAAATGGCTCTTGCCTGATCCACGGCCGCCCCATGCGCCCTTGTAGCGTGCCGGCGTGAGGAGCGGGGCAAATACCCGCGGAACCTCACGATTTAGGATCGACAATGGTGCGCCTGATTTCCGTCACCGTCTCGATGGCGCCACCATTCGGGCCGGAATGCTCTTGGACGATCTTTTCGCCGTATTTCTTCGGGGCCAGCTTGGAGGCATACCATTTGCGGGCGTCCACCCTGAGCCGGGAGCGTTGGACATGCTCACCGTTCAGCACCCAGCCGGTTTCAACTCCGGCGCCCTTCTCGGCCTCGCTGCGGCGGGCCATCCAATCATTGGTGCCATCATCCGAGATTTCTATAATCTCTTCAGCGAGATAGTCGGCCTGAGCTTCGCGCGCGTGCGCGTATTGTTCCGAAAATTCTTTGTGCTTTGATAGCCATAAGCAAACCGTAGAGGTCGCCGGCATATCATCGCCTTTGCATATGGTGCGGAGGCTTTCGCCATGGGCGAGGCGATCACAGATAGTCGCCGCGATCTCTGCGGTGTAATCTGACGGCCTACCCATGAAGTGCGGCAAAGTCCCTTGCTAGCTCTTTGGCCCTCAGTTGGAAGGCGTATTCCAACTCGGACCATGAATAGTCGCTGTCGCCGCTGTGCGTCTTGCTGGCGATGATCTCGCCTTGATCGTTAACTAGGGCGAGTTTGAACCGGCCGGGCAATTTGCCTTCCGGTGGTTGCCAACTCACCTAAGCCGCCCTTGCCTCTTGCTGGACGGCGACGGGCTTGGATTTAAGGCGGTAGCCTTGTCCCCAGATTGTTTCGATCTCATAGGGTGCATTGGCTTGGAGCAGCTTCTTGCGGAGGCCACAAACCCGAATGTCAACGATCTTGGAATCTGGTAATAGGTCCCAAGACTTGCCGGAGGCGGCGGCTGTAAGCGCATCCTTGGAGACACATAAGCCTTTCTTGGCGAGGAGCAGCCCGAAGATGCGCCGCTCGGCCGGTTGAAGATGAACGCCGGGGCAAATCTCTGTGACCTCCTCGGCCGGCAGCATATAGGCCGTGCAGAGGGTCAGGATTTCATCGCTTACCTGTTTCATGCGGATGGGGTCTTTGGCGGCCCTCCGCATTTGCCGGAGTAGGGATTCTACCTCTTCCTGTGGCGTGTTCATGTTTCCCTCATGTGAATAGGCGGTTATGCGGCCACTTGTTGGGCGGCAGAAACTCTGGCCCATGATTTGCCCCGGATAATCAACCGAACAGTTGTGCGGGCCACGCCGTACTTGTCGGCGATTTCTTGGTCCCGCATCTTTCCAGCGAGGGCCTTGATCTCAGCAGCTTTTTCGGCTGTCAGCTTTCGCTGCCAAGGCGGGTTTCTACCCTTAGCCACCATGTCGAGGCTATTGTCTCTCATGGTGCCAACGCGAAGGTGTGCCGGATTGCAACACGCTCTGTTATCGCATGTGTGCATCACAACCATGCCGCCAGGTATCGGGCCTTTGCACAGCTTGTAAGCGACGCGGTGGGTTCGCAATTTCGGGCCACGCCCAATGTCGCGTATTTCCCCATAACCGCCGCGATTGCGCGTTCCCTGCCAGGGCCAGCAACAGTCTTCCGGACCAACGGCTACATAGCGCCAGAAGCGCTGCGGGAATGGCTCCATGTTGACTATCGGCATGGGTGCCTCAAATTAAAACCCGCCCTCTCCGTTGGGGCGCTCTTGGGGGAACCATTCGCTGATAGCGTTGTTCGCCCACGAGAAAGGACGGGCTGTTCGGTGATAGTGCAGCGGAAGCTTTCGCAACCGCGCGCCCAAGGATCGAAACCCATGGGGTTGATAGGTGAACCCCCGG